CATCAAACCATTGTTCGAGATATTCTTTTGTCAACCTGCCACCAGATTGTTCCGAGCTTACATAACCTGCAATTGCAGCGAATCCCAATTCATCATCACTCACCCGATCAAGCGAATACTCGCGCGATTCATACAGGGCACGGATAATTTTGTCCTGCACTCCCTCACAGGCTTCGCGCACGAGCGGAAGGATCAATTGGATGTTTGCCACAATGTTGGCGTCAGTAATCACTGGCAAACTGACTGCAATCGACTTAGGCGGATTCGGCTGGTCTTTAGTTTTCTTGTACCCAATTTTTGCCAAGCGCTGGCCGGTCAACGGCTCAGTCTTGCCGGCGACGAAGGGGATAACAGTGTGGTGAGTGGAAACGTTCGACATGATAGAATCTCCTGCACAGGTGTGCGTTAATAGATGCAAAATTGCATCGTGCATGCCCCGGAAAATTGGAGCATGAGGCGATGGAATCTCACAGATTCTAGCTAACTATTGCGCGACAACTTCTGACGCTAACTCTTCAATCTCCCACTCGCAGTCTATCATTTGGATGTCCCAATTTTGCGGAGGGCAGTTCACAATTGCATCCGCCTTGGCATGGTACCTGCTAACTCCCTCGCCGACACTGACCAGACCATGGGTGGACTTCAGCAGTAGCATCGCAACAACCATATGACTCTCCGATTCGCTTTCGCATTACCTTTAGTGTATACCATATCGGCAGGGTTTTCTGCCCGGGAAAGCGATTCTAACACACTGTTACACTTGAAACATTTGGTTACACTCCCGCCAACTGCCGCGACAACTGACTGCTAGACCTATATGCGAATCATTCTCATTCTTATTCATTCCCGCATTATGCAATCAACCCTCCCCCGTGGACCTTTTTTGAGTTGTTGTGTTGCGCCTATCCTATAACGACCTAAAAATTTTGCTAAACTTTTTCAGTGTCTGCGACACCAGTAAGTTAAGTCCCTGATAGTTGCAATAGTCTCACCGTTACGATCCCCGTGCGAAACTTATCCGCCCCGCAATTACAATTGGCACAAATAGACGGAGGAATCCTATCATGAACACCGCGGCGCCGGCGCTAAATGCAACAGAATCGAAAGTACTAACACTATTAGGGCAGGGATTCGCGCCAGAAATGGTGGCGACTGCGGTGGGAGTTACGCCGGCCAGAATTTCCCAGCTGCTTTCGCAAGATGAATTCGCGCAGCAAGTTGCAGAATTGCGGTACAAACAGCTTGCAGCGCACACGGAGCGGGATTCCAAATATGACACGCTAGAAGATCAGATCCTGGAACGATTGCGCACCAGTCTTTCAATGGTATTTGATCCAATGAAACTTGCCAAGCTGCTTTCTGTTGTAAACTCTGCAAAACGGCGTGGCGCGGCAGCCCCAGAACATTTGACAACGCAACAAACTGTAGTGCAACTTAACATTCCAACTGCAATTCTGCAACAATTCACCACAAACATTAACAATCAAGTCGTAAAAGCTGGACAGCAAGACTTAATTACAGTACAATCTGCCAACATGACAGCGTTGCTAACCAAAATGCAGCCCCAACTACTAACTCAACCCTCAACTGGAGAGCAAAATGTGCCAAGCACCCAGCCCCGAATTGCAGAAACTGTTACAGCAACTTAATTCTCGCGCAGCAAAAGAGGCAGTCGAAGCCAAAAATCGGCTGATGCAGAAGAATCGTGCGGATGCGCGGGAGCAACTGTTGCGGATTCAACTGGAAATGTCCAGGAAATTCCCGAAATGACTGACTGGAACAAGAAGTTAGAACTAGACTCACCCGCTACGGTTGGTAGAGTAACCGGGCTAATTGACTCCGGCGCGGACGTGCCTACAGTTAGCGAAGCCGCACTAGAAACTTTGCAAGTGCAAGAGTTGTCAAGAACCAATTTGGATTTCTTGGCAGCTCTTGTCATGCCTTTAATTTTCCGCTACTGCTTTCCGCCGGTGTTCAAATCAATCTGGACCTGGCTGCTATCTTACATTCATCGCGAACGAGACTTCTCTCAACTTGCCATCGGACTGCCTCGCGGTTTTGGCAAAACAATGTTAATTAAACTATTCATTCTTTACGTAGTCCTATTTACTAAACGTAAATTTATCCTAATCATTTGCGGCACCCAAACTAAAGCAAACAATATTATCGCAGACATCACTGCAATGCTCTGTGAATCTAACGTACTTAAAGTGTTTGGTGATTTCCGTGTCGGCTCCATCACAGACCGGCAGGAACTTAAACGATTTGGATTCCGTGGACGCAACATCATTCTAATGGGCGCCGGCGCACAGTCAGACATTCGCGGCATCACGCTAGAAAATGAGCGCCCAGACTTAATGGTGTTTGATGACATTCAAACGCGAGAAGATGCAGACTCCCAAGTAGTTAGCGAAAAGCTGGAAACTTGGATGTTCGGCACTGCAATGAAAGCGAAGTCACCTCACGGCTGCCTCTTTATTTTCATTGCCAACATGTACCCAACTAAGTGGTCAATCCTGCGCCGGCTCAAATCTAACCCAACCTGGACTAAGTTTATTGCAGGCGGAATCTTAGCGGACGGCACCTCACTTTGGGAAGAGTTGCAACCAATCAATCAATTAATTCAAGAATATGCAAATGACTTAGCGGCCGGGCGCCCCGAAGTATTCTTTGCAGAAGTCCTAAATGATGAGAACGCCAGTGTAAATAACTTCATCGACATTGGTAAAATACCTGAGAATCCATACACAGACGACGCGTACTGCCAGGGCTCTTATATAATTATTGATCCTGCAACTGATAAGATCAATGCTGATGCAGTCTCCATCGGTTACTTTGAAGTATTTGATGAGAAAGATGTGGCGACAGAAATTATCGAGGGGCGCCTATCCCCAGGTGAAACCTGCGAGCAAGCGATTAGACTGGCACTGCGTCGGAACTGCCGACTGATTGCGATTGAGTCGAATGCATTCCAGTATGTTCTGGGTTGGATTATGCGAAACATGCTGACCCAATACGGAATTACCGGAATTGAAGTTGTAGAAATCTACTCTGGAATCTCCTCTAAGAATTCCCGGATTCTAACAATGTTCAAGCAGTTATTGTCTGGAGAAATTCTCCTGCATCCAACTGTTCGTGCATTGGTCTGCGCTCAAATCATTCAATTCAATCCGCTCAAGCGAGACAACGCAGATGGAATTCTAGACTTACTTTGCTACGCTCCCAGAGTTAGACAGCAGTTCGGAGAATACATTGTCTCCAATCTGACGCTAGAGGCACAAGAATTCTACTCACTCCAGGTTCACGATGAATCTGTAACCTCCCCGTTTTAGGAAACATTTGCTATGGCTGCCAACACACCATTCAAGCTCACCAAGAATTCTCAGGCAGGTCTGCTGGAATTCCATCGACTTGTTTGCACTTCTGCATACCGCCAATACAATTTGCGCGAACAGTTTAGGGACATTGACTTGTCCTATCTGCGCACAAAAGACTTAACTATTGAGCATCAACGTGCCAAGCTGGCAAATACTTTAGGGGACTCGAATCGAATCCAAAATGTCACAGTTCCAATTGTGGCCCCACAAGTTGATGCAGCAGTCGATTACCAAACTGCAGTGTTCCTAACTGACTACCCAATCTTTGGCGTTGTTGCAGATCCGCAGTGGCAGGATCAAGCGATGCAAATGCAGGCAGTTATTGAAGAGAATGCAATCCGGGCAGGTTGGACTCGCGAACTAATCCTATTTTTTATTAACGTATTCAAATACAACATTGCAGCTGTAGAAGTCACTTGGGATAAAGTGGTCACCGCTGCAATTGAAACCGATGTAACATTCAAAGGCGGTCAGGAAGGTAAACCCAAACAAGTTATTTGGCAGGGAAATAAAGTCAAAAACTGGGACATGTACAATACCTATTGGGACACTCGTTGCTTGCCCTATGAAATTTCCACTTTAGGTGAATTCGTGGGCAACACGGTGATCATGTCAAAGACCGCACTAAAAACTTTCATCAACACCTTAGACACCAAAATCATTGAAAACATTGTCCCGGCGTTAGAATCCCAGTGTTCTCTAGTTGGCACCGCTGATGCAGGATATTCATATTACATGCCTGAACTCAACCCAGATGCGCTAATTGGTTCTAATGATCGTTACGGCGTAGATTGGATGGCGTATGCAGGTTTAGCACAAGGGCGTCCAGGTGCAAACATCAACTATCGTGGAATTTACGAAGTCACAACTGAGTACGTGCGAATCATGCCGGAAACGTTTGAGATTCGTGCGCCGGCTCCAAACACTCCGCAAGTGTGGAAACTCATTTGGGTTAACCACCAAGTCCTAATTTATGCTGAGCGCCAAACAAATGCGCACGAGAAGATTCCAGTCCTGTTTGGTCAATCTTCTGAGCATTTAGGTTACCAATCCAAATCGCTAGCTAAAGATGCAGAAACATTCCAGGATGTCACATCTGCACTAATGAATTCAGTCTTAGCTGCGCGCCGCCGTGCTGCAACAGATCGAGTTCTTTACGATCCGTCGCGAGTTGCAGAAGCGCAAATCAATAGTCCTAACCCGTCCGCAAAGATTCCAGTTCGTCCCAGCGCATACGGCAAACCAGTTGGCGAATCAGTATATGCGTTCCCATTCCGCGATGATCAAGCTGGGCTAGTTATGCAGGAAATCGGTGCGTTAGTTCAATTCGCCAACGTAGCAAACGGGCAGAATGCAGCGCGCCAAGGTCAGTTTGTTAAAGGCAACAAAACTGATTCGCAGTGGGAATCTACAATGCAGAATGCAACTTCCAAGGATCAGCGCACCGCACTGACTTTGGAGGCCCAGGTGTTCACACCGATGAAAGAAATCATTAAACTTAACATCCTTCAATACCAACAACCTGGCACGGTGTATTCGCAATCGCAAAAGAAAGAGGTTGCAATTGACCCATTAGAACTTCGCAAAGCTGCCATTCGATTCAAAGTTACTGACGGCCTGACCCCGAAATCTAAAGTCATTTCCAAAGATGCTCTGGCAACTGGGATGCAAGTTATTGGAACTTCGCAAGCGATTGGGCAGGCCTACAATGTTGGTCCGATGTTCAGTTACATTATGAAAACGGAGAATGTAGACTTGACTCCGTTTGAAAAGTCCCCCGCGCAAGTTGCATACGAAAACGCCGCCGCGCAGTGGAATATGCTGGCGCAATTGGCAATCCAAAAAGGTACTGCATTTGATGCGCCGCAACCAACCCCGCAACAATTTGGATATAATCCAGAAGCGCAGAATCCTGCGGCGCAGTCTACGCAACCAACTAATCAATCTGCGGTGCAGTCCGCGTAGTGGGAGCGTCGGGCCTGGCGGCACAGCGAAGCGGACGAGATTCGCGGGTTCCCTTGTCAAGCCCGAAGAGCGAAGCGTGGCTTGATAAGGGTTAGAATCGAAGTAGG